ACCTTTATTTGAAGCTGGTATGATATGGGCACCGGATGAGTCGTGGGCGCATGAAGTTATTGAAGAATGCGCAGCTTTTCCTAACGGGACCCACGATGATTTGGTTGATAGTACTACTCAGGCTTTGATGCGCTATCGGCAGGGAAATTTTGTACAGTTGCCGTCAGATGATTTTGAAGAAGGCGACGAATACGTGAATATTAACGCTGGATCTTACTATGGCTGATGAGAGAATCAACAAACCTAGAGTTACGCAGGGTTTAACAAACCTGTTAAATAAATACAGTACGGGTCCTCTAGCGGGAGCCGGCAATGTTTCACGTGGAACACCTGTTCAGCCGTTTAATCAGGGTGGTGCAGCGCAAACATACGAAGAAGCGTTAAACGACCCAAATAGGATGAATTTAGCCAAACGTCTGGGTCCCGAGGCGTGGGCAAGTTCTGGGATAGGAAACACGCCGTCACAGCCTTTGATGAACAGTCTGGAGTACCGAAACTACGGCAGCAACAAAAATGTTCCTCAAGGCGATTTTAACCCTATAGTTCCTCGCACTTTTACTTCCGAAGAGTTATCTCAACGAGCGGCTGACCGCGGCTATGGCTCTGTAGAAAATTTAAGCAAGGCGGAAAAAGCAGGGTTGCAGTTGGATCAGTCGCCTTATTTTAATTCATACGAAACTAAGTCGCAGATGATGAACTCTCTGCAAGGGGACCAACGGTATACAAATTATGATCCGGGCGATTATGCCCGCGGCAGTGGCCCGAAGATAATGATAGATCCGGTCAGTTCTATCCCGGTTACCTCTATTGACTACAACTTGCCCGGTTCTGGCACGCCTACGGGACCGATTTCCACCGGGCCGGTATCAACTACGCCTGCGTATAAAGATGCCCCTGTTGGACAAACGGATAACTTTGAAGATAACCCTGTGACAAGTGTTCCCGTGGTGACTCCTGCATCTACTACCCCGGCAACTACCGATCCGTTGACTTCTGATTTAGCGGTCAGCACTACACCGGCAACTACTACCTCGGCAACTACTACACCCGCAGCTGCCGCACAACCTATTGTTAACCCGGTAACTTACCCTACGGCTGCGGTAGATCCGGTGGGTGCTCCGATTGATGATACACCCTTACCGCCTTCGGTTTACAACCCGCCCGCGCCTCCAGAGGAAGCTGTTTACACGCCTCCTGCGGCCACGGTGGTAGATACTCCCGAAACTTTGTTTACTCCGCCGGAAGTTTTTGATGTACCGGAAGCAACAGATTATCAGTACTTGCAAGATCTTCGGCCTGATTTTGACATCTCGGATGTGATTAAAACTCAAACGGGCGGTTACGCGCCTACTCAAGGTATGGTCATTAACCCTACGGAGTATCAATATACTCCAGATCAGGTGATGAGCGACGACGTGTATGTCCCGCAAATTTATAGACCTATGCCCCAGTTTACGTTAAGTGACCTCGATGCCACCGAAGGAACAACTTCTGAAGATTCCACCGCCGAAACAGACACCGAAGATACTGCGGATACTGCGGATACTGCGGATACTACGCAAGGAGCTTCGTTTGCTTCGTTAGACTCTTTATCGTCTAACAAACAAGCGTACAATCCCGAGCAAGATTATGCCGATAGATATGGGTATACTCTCGCAGAACTTCGAGAAATTAATGCCGAACGACTTCGTATGGGCCTTCCCCGCCTGCAAGATTTGCAGACGGATATTGGCGATATAAATTTTAATGGCGGGATGTAAACAAGAGTAAATATTTATGGCAAATGAAAACAGACCTCCCGTATCGTTAATGGAACGAGAAGGCATGGAGCTTGGAGACGAAGAGCTTTTAGCCGTAGAAGTTGAAGCACTGCCCAGCGGCTTAGAAACCAACAGTGCTCTAAGTATTGAAGGTATTGAGATCACCGAAGACGAAGACGGTGGTGTCACTTTTGATTTTGACCCGTTGCGTAACAAAGAACGTGAAGACGATTTCTTTGACAACTTGGCTGAGTTTTTATCGGATTCCGAGCTTGCTGAAGTGTCGAACGACCTGATGGATCAGTACACATCGAACAAGGCATCTCGCCAAGATTGGGAAGAGACGTATTCTAACGGCTTAGAGCTACTAGGCTTTAAGTACGAAGACCGCACAGTGCCGTTTAGAGGCGCTACTGGTGTTACACACCCTGTGTTGGCCGAAGCGGCTGTACAGTTTCAAGCACAAGCCTTCAATGAGCTACTACCTCCTGACGGCCCTGTACGAACCGCGGTTCTCGGGTCACAGACTCATGCCAAAGTAGAGCAGGCTTCTCGCGTTAAAAACTTTATGAACTACTACATTACTAATGTAATGGAAGAGTACACACCAGAATTTGACCAGATGTTGTTTAACCTGCCCTTGGCGGGCAGTACGTTTAAAAAAGTTTATTTTGATGACACGCTTGGCCGTCCAGTAAGCAAGTTTGTACCGGCGGAATACCTTGTTGTCCCGTATGAAACAACAGATTTGTTGACTTGCCCGTGTGTAACACACGTTGTTCGTACTTCTTTAAACGATTTGCGCAAGCAGCAGGTAAGCGGTTTCTATAGAGACGTTGCGGTTTTACCGTCTCAGCAAGGCACCACAAGTATTTCAGAAGAAACAGACTATATCGACGGCATGAGCGCCTCTAATGTGGACTACGACTGCACACTTTTAGAGTTTCACGCGGACTTAGATCTAGCGGGCTATGAGCATAAAGACGAAGATGGCGAAGAAACAGGCATAAAAGTGCCGTATATCGTCACTATTAGTGAAGAAAACAGCAAAGTTTTAGCTATTCGCCGTAATTATCAGGAAGAAGACCCGCTAACTACTAAGATTCAGTACTTTGTACACTACAAATTTCTTCCGGGCTTTGGTTTCTACGGCTTAGGCTTGATTCACACCATTGGCGGCTTATCCCGCACCGCGACTGCTGCACTGCGGCAATTGATTGATGCGGGTACGTTATCTAACCTTCCTGCGGGCTTTAAGGCACGCGGCCTGCGGATCAGGGACGATGATACTCCGTTACAGCCGGGTGAATTTAGGGATGTAGACGCTCCGGGCGGTCAAATACGTGACAGCTTGATGCCGTTACCGTTCAAAGGGCCAGATCAGACGCTATACCAGCTATTAGGCTTTGTTGTAGACGCTGCACAGCGGTTTGCCACCATCACTGACATGAAAGTAGGTGATGGCAACCAAAACGCGGCTGTCGGCACTACTGTTGCGTTATTGGAGCAGGGTAGCCGTGTAATGAGCGCAATACACAAGCGTTTGCATTATGCGATGAAGACTGAGTTTAAGATTTTAGCGCGGGTAATGGAGGAAAGTTTGCCTCCGGTTTACCCGTATGAAGTTCCGGGTGCAGAAGCCACGGTAAAAGCAACGGATTTTGATGACAAGGTAGATGTTTTACCTGTTTCAGATCCTAATATCTTTTCTCAAAGCCAGCGTATTGCTTTGGCTCAGACAGAGCTTCAAATGGCTATGCAGGCTCCGGACATACACAACATTCCGGAAGTATATCGCCGTGTTTATGATGCCTTGGGCGTTAAAAACACTGACATGATATTGATCTCAGACACGCCAAACGACATTTCTCCTAAAGATCCGGCGCAAGAAAACATAGATTCGCTTGAAAATGGGGCTTTACAGGCTTTTAAGGGTCAGAATCACATGGCGCACATGCAATCGCACTTGTTGTTTATAACAGGTGGATCTGCGTCTCAGATGCCGAATGTGCAGCTAGCCATGCAAAAGCACCTGTTAAACCACATACAGTTGCAGGCAGAAGAGCAGGCGGACCAGCAATTTGCTCAACAAAACCCCAACGTAGCGTTGCAAGATCCTGCAACCAACATTCAGTATCAAGCTATGTTGGCGCAGTTTGTAGCTCAAGGCACTCAACAGCTTGTAGAGCTTGGAAAGCAGATACAGGGTGGTGGGCAAGAGCAGGCACCAGATCCGTTGATTGAATTAAAACAACAAGAGTTGCAGCTTAAATCTCAACAAGAGCAAAATGACATGGCTATGGAGCAACAACAGCTTCAACTAGACCGTGAAAAGCTTGCTCAACGAGAAGC